CGGCGCGCAGTACATGCTCCCGACCAGCGGCGGGCGCGTCATCCCGGCCGATCAGGTCGGCGGCGCCGGCGGGCCGCAGTGGCAGATCGTGGTGAACAACAACGCGCCGGGCGCCGTGGCGTCGGCTTCCGTCGACCAGCAATCGCGCGTCGTCACCATCGCGATCGCCGAGGTCGCCGCGCAGATCCGCGAGAACTCCGGGTCGGTCTGGTCCGCGCTTCGCAGTGCCACCAACGTGACCGGGCGCATGTCATGACCGCAGCCTACCCGCTGACCATCCGCACGATCCTGCACGCCGGCAAGAGCCGCAACCAGCCGGCGTCCTTCCGCCTGGCCGAGCCGAGGCGCGGCTACGGCTACGCGCAGCAGATCGGCACCGACGTGCCGGTGTTCTGGGACGTGGCGTTTCGCTTCACCGAGTCGGAGGCGATCGCCTTCCAGCTGTGGTTCACCCAGATCATCAACCGCGGCGCGGACGAGTTCACGCTTCCACTGCGCACCGAGTTCGGCATGGTCACGCACACCTGCCGGTTCCTGCCCGACGGCCTGCTGCCGGCGCAGGAGGATGGGCCGCTGTTCACCTACAAGGCCTCGATCATGGCGCGCGCCCAGGTCATCCCGGCGGCCTACGTGGAGGCCGCGGACCTGATCGTCGCGCTGCCGGACTGGCCGACCTGGGCGGCCCTGCTGGACCTGGCCGTGACCTCCGAAATGCTCGAGGCGTGACGCCGTGGACAAGGCCACGTTCTGGGCCACGAAGAGCCCGCTGCCGGAGTTCCACGCGATCACCTTCTCGCACCCGGCCATGTCGCAGCCCTTCCGGCTGGTGGCCAACCAGTTCGCCGAGGTGACGCTCGGCGGAGAGGTGCACACGCCGGCGCCCATGACGATCAAGCCTCCCGACCAGACCGGCGACTCGCAGCCGCGCCTGACGATGGCCTTCCCGCGCCAGGTCGTCGGCCGCACATTCAAGCGCGAACTCGCCCGCATCGTCGACTCCGGTTCGCGCCTGCCGATCGACGTCACGTATGCGGTCTACCTGGGCGACACCGCCGCGCCGCAGCTGACGTGGCAGCTCTACGTGTCGGACGCCAGCGGGGTCAGCTTCTCGGCGGACGCCGTGCAGGTCGTGGCGACCGACTCGAACCCGATGCGCCAGGCGGTGGCGCCGATCTACGACCCGGCCGTCTACACCGGCCTAGAGCTGATCTGACCCGGACCCCTCCCTAGCATCCAGCCGGGTGCAAAGGCTCCTGACACCCGACGAATTCGCCGCGCGCGCCGTGGGCATCCCGTGGGAGCGCTGGCGCTCAGACTGGGCCGCGTGCGACTGCTTCGGGTTGATCGTCCTCTACTACCGCGAGGTGCTCGGCGTCGACCTCGGGCCGGTGCCGAAGGTGGACATCGCCGCGGGCTTCGAAGCGGCGCAGGGCTGGGTCGAGGCCGGGCCGGAGGCCAACGCGACCGCCTGGATGGCATGGCTGGGCGGCCGGCCGCGCCACTGCGGCATCGTCATGCCCAGCGGGATGCTCCTGCACTGCGAGGGTGACGAGGAGCGGCCGGGCAGCGTGCGCCTGACCCGCCTGTGTGCCGTCGCCCGGGTGTACGGCCAGATCCGCTTCTACCGGTACGCGCCGACATGCTGACGATCTTCAACGACCCGGCCGGCGTCACCGGGCGCCGCTGCGTGGCGCTGGACTACGGCGCCACGCTGCAGGAGAACATCGAGCGGCACCTGAGCGGCGGCGCCGACGCAGAACTGCGCATCAACGGGGTCGTGACCGACCCTCTGACCGACCCGCGCCTCGACGCGCCGCCGGCGCGCGGCGACCTGGTGACGATCACGCTGCGGCCTCGCGGCCTGGAGGCGATCACCTGGGCCTACATCGCCATCGGCGCGCTCGCGGTCTACACCGTGACGGCGCTGCGCAACTTCCCGACCGCCGACGGCGCGGCGGGCAAGGACTCGCCGAACAACAAGCTCACCGCCCAGACGAACCTCGCGCGCGCCTACCAGGCGGTGCCCGACGTGTACGGCTACCGGCGGGTCTGGCCGGACCTGATCCAGCCATCGACGGTCGAGTACATCGACCACCTGAAGTACGTCACCGAGTGGCTGTGCGTGTCGCGCGGCAAGGGCACGATCTCGAGCGTCCAGTACGCCGAGACGCCGATCGGTGACATCGACGGTTCAAGCTACGAGGTGTTCGAGCCTGTGCCGGTCGATGGCTACCCGGAGCGCGGCACGACGACCCTGAACGATGTCGTCGAGACCTTCGCGAGCGACGAGGTGAACGGGCAGGAACTGCCGTACTCGGAGGCGTTCGCCGACACGGGCGGGTTCGGGACGCTGACCACAGTCGCGGCGGCGACGTCCTTCACCGCGCTCCTGGCCGACGGACCTTCCAGGGCGGACCTGAAGAGCCTGGCGCCGACGGGCACGGCGTTCGTGAGCTTCACCTACTCGGGCGGCAGCTTCGGCCAGACCTGCACCGTGCTCGGGTACACGGTCATCGGCGCGGACGTCGAATTCACCTTCAGCAGCGGCCCGTGGGGCGGGTCATCCACCGAGGGCGTGAACTTCACGATCACCCCGAACGGGGCCGACACCACGGTCTCGGGGCCGTACACGCTGCCGGTGGAGGCGACGCAGATCTGGTGGAGCACGGCCTTCCTGCGCGGCCTCGTGGGGATCGTCGACGTCCGCGCCGAGTGGTGGCAGATCGACGGCACCGGCGCCGAGATCGGCGGCACCCGGCAGACCCAGACCGACAGCTACGCCGACAACACCTTCGACCAGCGCTTCTACACGAAGAAGGTCACGCCGCTGGCCGGGCTGGGGCGCTACCGGATCCAGTTCACGCGCCTGAGCCCGAAGAACGGCGACACCGGCGCGGACGTGGCCAAGCTCGAGGAGGTCTACGCCGCGCGCCGCTTCGAGACCAAGCAGCTGCCCGGCGTGACGGTGCTGCGCGTCACCACGAAGGCGACGCTCTCGGCGACCGGGTTCAGCGATCGCAAGTTCAATCTGCGCTGGCAGCGGCATGTCCGCACGCTGGCCGCCGACACCCTGAGCGCGTCGCGAAACTTCGCCCGCGCGCTGGCGCACATCTGGACCCTGGCCGGGAACGACATCGCCGGCCTCGACACCGATGCGCTCGCCGCGATCAACGCCGAGCACGGCGAGGACTCCGAGCTGCTGCGCTTCGACGGCAGCCTCGACGACGCCGACATGAGCCTGGGCGAGCGCCTGCAGTTCGTGGCCAACACCGCGCGGTGCACGATCTGGCGCGACGGCACGCGCTGGACCGCCACGCGCGACCAGGCGCGATCCGCCCCCGAGATGCAGTTCGACTACCGCAACCTGGCCGCCGGCGGCGAGTCGGTGATCGGCTACGCGGCGCATCTGCCGGCCTCGAACGATGGCGTCGAGGTCGAGTACGTCGACCAGACCACCCAGGCGAAGAAGGCCTACATCCGGCTGAACATCAGCACCGGCGGCCCGGTCGTCGGCGCGAGCGTGAACCCGAAGAAGGTCAAGCTCCCGGGCTGCGCCACGATGACGCAGGCCGAGAACCGGGCGCAGCTGGAGGCGCGCCGGCTGATCTACCAGCGGGTGACGGTGCGGGACACGGCGCTGGCCGACGCCTCGTCGCTCGGCCTGGGCGCCCTGGTGCGGTGGATCGACCCGAACGACTTCGGCGGCGACGACCTGCAGGCCGGCGAGGTGCGCGGCATCTCGGACCTGATCATCCAGACCAGCGAGCCGCTCGACTGGCACGGCGAGACGACCGGGCGGATCCTGTTCACCGGTGTCGACGGCAAGCACCTCGGCCCGCCGAACGTGTGCTTCCAGGACCCGGCCGGCGTGCGCCTGCTGACCCTGCCGGCGGGCCTGTACGTCGCCGATGCCGACCGGCAACTCGGCAGCCGCTACGCCTTCGCCGTGGGCCTGAGTTCAGACGAGCTCGAGGCCGCAGGCCTGTACGTGGCCAGCGAGATCCGCCCGGCCGCGAACGGGACCGTCTCCATAGCATTGGCCCAGTACGACGCCCGCATGTACGGGGGCGACTCGGCCGAGGTGGCTGACGGCGGCGGGGCCGGCGACCTCAGCCTCGACGGCTCGGGCTGGCTCGTGGTCGCTGACGACGAACTTCTGGTACTCACATGACCATCTCGATCCGGGAAACCGACGGCGGCACGCGCGCCGCAACAGCCGACGAACTCGCGCAGATCCGCACCGACATCAACGCGGCGATCGACGCCGCGGACGTGTCGCAGGCCGAGGCCGAGGCCGGCACCGAGGTCAACCGCCGCCGCTGGTCGGTGCAGCGGGTGTGGCAGGCCGCCGCCGCCTACGTCGCCACGATCAAGGGCGCCGTCAACGGCGTGGCCGGGCTGAACGGTGCGAGCGAGGTCCCCTCGGCGAACCTGCCCGGCATTCCGGGCACGGGCGGCGTGTTCGCGCTGCCGCTGATCAAGAATCAGGGCGCCAGCTCGGCCGTCGCGCTCGCGATGGAAACGTTCTCCGGGTCGATGACGAAGAACGGCAAGCTCACGTCGCCGACGAACCCAGAGCAGGGCGTGATCCAGTTCGGCGCCGGCGTCTGGACGATGGAGAAGACCTGCGCGATCAACCTGAGCGGCGCCGGCGTGTCGCGCTTCGGGCTGTGCATCCGCGGGCAGGGCGACGGCTCGACGATCCTGTACGCGCCGGCGAGCTCGTCGGTGGCCAACTTCCGCGGCGTGGACAGCATCTGGCGCATGCTGAACCTGACGGCCGACGCCTCGGGAAAGTTCGAGCGCTTCCGCATGGAGGACGTGGAGCTCGTCTGCTACTTCACGCAGGGCGGCGACGGCAGCACGCGCCTGTCGGACGCGCTTCGGATCATCGACACGGACTACCTCATCCGCTGCCAGATGCGCAACGTCCGCACCTACGCGCGCACGATCACGGCGCAGTCGACGAACCAGATGGGCATGTACCTGAAGCGGGCCTACTACGGCAACGTGAACGGCTTCAAGTTCAACTCGGCCGCGGTCCCGGCCGCCGGCGTCGCGCTGAACAATGCGGCGGCCGTCGGCTACGGCGGCGTCGGGATGGTCATCGACAACTGCAACAGCCTGCAGGTCGGCCAGCTCGAGGTGACGGGCGCGCACACCGCGGCGATCTTCAAGAACGAGCTCGGCGCGGTGATCAACGGCTACCACGTCGAGCACGTCAACCGCGCCTTCCACTTCGAGGACAACTCGCACTCGGTCAAGGTGCTGAACGGCTACATCGAGTTCCACTTCAGCGACAGCGCGGACATCATGCTGCCGCGCGACCAGATGGGGATCGCGACCTTCGGGGCGTCGACCTCGGACAACCTCGTCACGGTGGCCAACGGCCAGAGCCTGCCGCGCATCCAGCTGTGGCTCGACCGCTCTCGCGACCGTTCGAACAAGGTCGTCGTCGAAGGCCAGTACCTGGGTGACGCCTTCAGCGCGAAGCCGCTCACCGGCGGCCGGACGCTCTCGTCGGTCACGGTCACGGACTCGACCGACCGCCCGGCCGACTTCTACGCCCAGGGCTCGCTCGAGGTGGCGTGGTCGGGCAACTACGGGCAGGGCCTGTACTGGACCTATGCCGTCGACCCGCGGGCCGGGCGCCTGCGCGTGCTGACCAGCGTGAAGCGGATCAGCGGCGACGGCATGATGAAGCCGCTGGTCACGTCCGTCGGGTTGCTCGGCGCGAACACGATCTACGACGGCGACCTCCTGGACGTGCATCGCCGCCTGAGCCGGGCCGGCGTCGGCGGCACGCTCTCGGTCGCGGCCAGCGGCAACAGCTACAGCTCTTCGAACAACGGCGAGGTGACGCTCACCTTCACGCGCCAGCACATGCTGCAGCCGGGTATCTCGCGCACGACCTCGGGCTCGATCGGCTCTGGCGGAACGCCGATCGCCACGGCGACGACGCTCTACGTCCGCACGGTCATCAGCGAGACCGTCGCGGTGTTCGGCCTGGCCACCGGCACGCTCGCCGACCCGGGCACGATCACCAGCGGCACGCTGACCACGCCAAGCGATATGTACGAATGGCTCGGCCAGCCGGATGCGTCGCGCAACTGGCTGACGCTGGACAGGTCGATCCCGTTCAGCTTCAACGTCATCGGCATGGCGCTGGACGGCGCGAACATCCTGACGATCACCCTGGACCGGACCGTCGCGTCCTGCGGCATCACGAACAACTCGAAGATGCTTCTCTGGGGCTTCAACGACTCGCGGATCGACGGCGTGGCCTACACCGCGCTGACGGCCGACATCAGCGGTTCGACGCTGAAGCTGAACGCCCTCGGCGCGCTCGCCGGCCTGGACGTCACCACGGCGGCCGCGAACGGCCTGGACTCGTCGGTCAACGTGTACGGCAAGATCGGTTTCACGGAGATCCTGGTCGCGCTGATCGGCAAGACCAACGGCACCGCGGCCTGCGTGTGGCGCATGACGCGCCCGGTCGTGACCTGCGGCGACAGCCTGGCCATGCCGGTGATCGAGGGCGGCGTCCTGCGCCCCGAGTCGCAGTCGGTGGCAGACGCGGCGACGATCAACGTCGACGCCGGACTCGGCGATACCGTCGTTGTCGGCGCGCTGGCCGGGAACCGCACCATCGCCGCCCCGACGAACCTCACCGTCGGCCAGAACCTGACCTACTGCTTCACGCAGGACGGCACCGGCGGGCGCACGCTCATCTGGAACGCGATCTTCAAGAAGGCCGCGGACGGCGCCGGCACATCGAACCAGCGCGGGGTCACGTCGTTCACCTACGACGGCACGAACCTGGTGCAGCGCGGCGGGGCGCTGACCTTCTACAGCTGACGCGCTCCGCGTTGGGGCGCGCGGTGCGGGCGCCTCCCTAGCATGCCTCGGGTACTTCTCGACCAAGGCAAGCAATGGCAACACCCACCACGAACCCCGTCCCGAGCAGCGACCCGAACGATCTGGTGTTCAACGCGGAGAAGCTGGACACCGTAGTGAACAGCCCGGCGCTGCAGTACCAGGACCGGCTCGGCGTGATGCGCCGGACGGTCGCGGGTGCGGTGGCCTCGATCTCGGCAACCAACCCGCGCGGCGCCTGGGTGACGGCCACGGCCTACCAGCCGCGCGACGTCGTGTCGAACTCCGGCACCTGGTACATCGCGCTCGACGCGCACACCTCCGGCGCCACCTTCGCCGGCGACCAGACGGCGCACTGGCGGGTGTACCAGGGCGTCATCTCGTCGGACCTTGCCGACAAGGTGTCGAACACCAAGGGTGCCGGCTCGGTCGGCTATGACTCCGACCTGGTGTACGCGGCCGGCACGGTGGGCGCGAAGCTCAATTCGTTCGTGACCCCCGAAGACGAGCAGTTCGGCGCGATCGGCGACGGCACGACCAACGACACGACGGCGATCCAGGCCTTCTTCACCTACCTGGCGGCCAACGGCGGCGTCGGCTTCCTGGGCCGCAAGACCTACAAGATCACGACGCAGATCACCCTGACGACGCCGGCACGCGGCTTCACGGTCTACGGCGCCGGGCAGGAGAGCGTGATCGCGCTGCGGGCGTCGAGCAACGTCTCGGCGTTCGGGTTCACGACGCCGCAGGACATCGTGCTCGAGAACTTCAAGATCGACGTCGGCTACAGCGTGACGACGTTCGGCAACCACGGCTTCTCCTTCCGCAACGCCGACCGCGTGACGTGCCGCGACCTGTGGGTGACCGACTACCGTGGGTCGGCCGGCCTGACCTTCGTCGACGTCGACGACACGAACGGGGACTGCCACTTCATCAACTGCCACGCCGACGGCGGCGGCACGGGCCAGAACGGCTTCCTCCACGAGGGCATGCTGCGCAGCTCGTTGCAGAACTGCACCGTCGTGAACCTCGACACCTCGGGCTCGCCGTGCTGCGGCCTGCAGATCAAGAACAAGTCGAAGCACTGCTGGATCGACGGCGGTTTTGCCAGCGGCTGCAAGTCGGGTGTCGCGCTCGGCGGCGACGGCGTGACCTTCGGCGACGGTCCGTATCGCACCTGGGTGCGCGGCGTCATCACGAAGGACTGCCTCGACGGCGCGACCATCGGCAAGAGCACCGATTGCACGGTCGAGATCTACGCCGACCAGACCGGCAGCCCGGCGCCCGGATCGCTGGTCGGGTACGCGCTGAACGTCGGCGGGGCGAACGTCAACTTGTCCTGCGTGGTGCGCCCAAAGGGTGTACAGGCCGGCCGGACCTGCATTCTGGTGCGCTCCAGCGACACCAGCATCTATGTGCCCTACGTCAACGGCATCGGCTCCAAGTTGCTCGAGATGTCGGCCGGCGTGAACCGCTGCCGGGTGTTCGTGCAGGACATCGCCGACTCCGGCGTGACGAACATCTTCGACTACGTGACCGACAACAGCGGCACGTCGACCAACGAGATCACCTTCGCGCGCGACCTCCCCGGCGGCGGGCTGGCGAACTCGAACTTCATCAAGCTGCAGGTGCCGAGCAAGCCGCAGAACTGGCTCGCCTTCAACGGCGCGACGGACCAGTTCAACATGCGGATCAACGGCACCGACCGTCTGGCGCTCGGGACCACGGCGCTGCGGCCGGCGATCGACAACTCGCTCGACATGGGCGCGGCGAGCTTCCGCATCAAGCAGTACTACGGCGTCAGCTCGACGATCAGCACCTCCGACGCGCGCGAGAAGACCGACATCGCGCCGATCGACGACGCGGTGCTCGACGCCTGGGCGGACGTCGACCTGTCGCAGTTCCGGTGGGTCGATGCCGTGAAGGAGAAGGGCGGCTCGGCGCGCGTGCACTTCGGGGTGATCGCGCAGCAGGTCCGGGACGCCTTCCAGGCCCGCGGGCTGGACCCGTTCCGGTTCGGCGTGCTCTGCTACGACGAGTGGCAGGACCAGTGGGACGAGGAACTGAACGACCTCGGCCGCCCGACCGGCCGCAAGCTGCTCACGCTGGCCGCCGGCAACCGCTACGGCGTCCGGTACGACCAGGCGCTGATCCTCGAGGCCGCGCTGATGCGGCGCGACCGGAAGCGGGCGAACGGCGGCGACAAGCAGTCCAAGGCGTGAAGCTCAGGGGGTAGCGATGAGCATCGAGGACGAGCGAAAGCAAGTCATGGAGATGTTCGCCGCGCTGGAGCGGCGCGTCGATGGGCACGAGCGCATCCTCCACGACCTCGAGACGCTGCCCAATGCCCTGCTCGGCATCGACAAGCAACTCGACAAGATCGACCGCCGGCTCGACGATGGCGACCGCCGCATGGCCGAGATCGAGAAGATGCTCGCCGCGAACACCGTGATCACCACGAACGTGCGCGATGCGCAGATCGCTGGCCGGGTGCTGACCGGGGTGGTGAAGTACGTCGCCGCGATGGTGCTTGCGTGCGGCGCGATCTGGGCGGCGATCTCGACCGTCGTCCACATGCCGGGGCCTGGGCCGAAGTGATCAGGCGCTTCTAACGTACCTTCTAGAACCCGCGCCGAACCGTGCCACAATTCGAGCAGTGCGGTTAGACGAATCGGCCTGAAAGCCGCGCCAGTGCTAGGTGTCGCAACTGCTTTGGGAGCAGTGGGTCGGATGTTCGAATCATCTCACCCCGACCAATGAAAAACAGCGTTCTGCGCGGCAGGGCGTTTTCTAACGGAAAGCGATTCTTCTAACGGGATGGCTACTGCACAGGCCGCAGGCTCGCGGGCTTCTTCGGCATCGTCTTGAAGATGAACGCCGCTGTGCCGGTCAGACGGTCGGCGGCCTGCTCGCTGCCCTCGGCGTTTGCCATCAGCACGCCGGCCACGCTGCACAGCTTCATCAGGTAGTTCCCGATCTGCTCGCGGTCCGTCATGCGGCACGCCGTCAGGTAGTCGCCTACCGCCTTCTTCGCCAGTTCTTCGGCCTCGGCCGGGCTTGCGGGTTTCTTGCTCATCGTCATCTTCCTTGGTTGAAGTCAATCGCTACCGAGTCGCGCCAGTCTTGCGCGGCTGCGTCAATATCGACGACGACGAGGTAATGCCATCTCCCCTTCTGGAACACCCCCGGCGCGACCTTGACGGGCTTCATGCTGGCCTCGGCATCAGCCGAAGTTTCGGCCTCGGCGCCTGCGTCTGCCCGGCGCACACCGCATCGTAGTGCGCGCGCTCGAGCACGACCCTCCCTAGCCTGTCGCGGCGCGCACGGCTGAACCCGAGCCGGTGCAGCTCGGCAAGCTGCCGCGCGGGCTGGGCGTAGCCGGTCAAGTCGTACAGCTCGTCAGGGGTGAATGTGGGTCCGCTCAAGGTGTCACCGGGTTGTCAGTCGCAGGCGCGGGAACTCAGAACGCGCGGGCTCGCCTTGCGAATGCCTTCAAGCACCCGAGCCAGGCCAGCCACAGCCCACGGCTTGCCGTCGACCAGCACGCGGAACTGATCGACTCGCCGCGAGCGCAGGAGTTCGAACGTGTGCGACTCGAGGCCGAAGTCGAAGCGCTCGACCGTGATCCGCATCCGCAGATACGGTAGCGGATGCGGGTAGTCCGGCGCTTCTCGCTCCATGCGCGCACGGTCGCGGCCTGCTTGCATGGACGCGAGTCGTGCCGCGCTGTACTTCTTCGTCCGTCTGTACATGCTCAATCGTGCAGCGCAGAGCTTGCACGCTCCGTTCAATTCTTGTTAGGTTGCATCAATACAGC